GGTTTGACAAATAAATTCGTCAACACATAAAGTTGGCATACAGCCAACATAATTATATATTGGCATCACTATGCCCAGTGACTCGCTATCCCGGCGGGATATACGCAAGATTCCCGTATATGGGTACGGTAGACCCTCCCTCTAAATATTTAATGCGCCTAGGGAAACGCGCAACGTGAAGCCGAATATCAGGTCCGAAAGCCGTGTACACACACACCTGCGGATAAACGTCAGTCTGGCCTGCTACTGGTAAAACGCGGATCTCATCAATCCGCCCCGGCAGCGTACCATCCAGTATTTTCGCCGCAGGTGTCGGAGCACACGTAAATAGCCACTTCCGATCATTATAAAAGGGCACCGTAACCTCCACACCATCGCCAACACCTGCTGTCCACACTGGCGCCACTGACGAGAGGCTAGTAGAACCTAGGAACGCGGTTCGATCGTGCCCCGTAGCTGCATCAAAATGGGAAATTGCTACAGCAAGTGGGTCCGGACCACACTGGACCACCTTGTATCTCGTGCTCGAAGCAACGCCCACGAAGAGCACCGAATACCATCCAGCCCAATTAAAGGCTGTGGGTACTGGTGCCGCGGATGGAGGCGCAGGTGCATATGCGTTATCCTGATTGACACGCGGATATTGCGGTAAGTGGTTCACCACGATTGACCTATTGCCATGCAACTCGAAAGCGCGTCCGAAATTCGGATCTTGCGTAAACTTCTGCATGAGCATCCGCACCGATTCCACTTCCTCTCCGGCACACACCTCTCGAATTGGAAACTTTGGCGCTGCCGGTACAAGCACCAATTGTTCGCGAGAGCCATCCTCATCTCCGAGTGCGCCAGACTGCACGATAAAACTCGACGCAAAGTTCACCTCAGTACGCGCCCCGTCGTCGTCTAGAGCCACGCCTATACTCCTCGGAACGGCAAACCTGGTACCAGCCCGAGCGCGCACAAACACAAAGACATTGGTATCCGAGGTTTCGGCTTGGCCTTCTAATGGACTGACCACGGAGATACGGAACATTCCATTGGCACCAGCCGTCGACCCAACGGGAGCGTCAAAGATATGTGGCTCAACCTCAAGCATCGGTTCGAAACTCTGGTATCCCACAGTAAACTCCAACTCGCTTCCGGCTACCATATCATGGATGACATTAAACTGGTTGTTAGTCACGTCATTAGCCGCGGCATCAACTGGTCCCCATGCAAACTGGAGAATTCCGCGATGTAATTTCGACAAGGGAACCACAATCTTCACATCAATATCACCACGCCAATACGAAAACGGAAAACCAATGTAGCCTGCCATTGGGAACACCGAGCCGGTCTCCATTCCAGACCGGGCAAGAAACGGCGTAACAGGGAACATCTTCAACACATCACCTGCTGCGTCGGCCATGGTCCAAGGAACTGCTCCCACACACACATAGCGTTGAAAGAGATAATCAAACGCTCCCTCATCCAGCGTTGTGGTGGCACTTATACGCGGATCTATGCTCAGCTCATTCGCTACACTCAGAGCCGCAATCTCACTAGTGTCACCTCCGTCCGCGTTCGCCACATTCGCAAAGGGACGCGGCACAATAGGCATAGGAACACGTTGGTCAGTTTGGCGGGTGAATCCAAAGTAGTCCAACAAGCGAGACGCTGCCGCGGCACCAGCCGCCACCGGTTTCGCAAACATACCAATGACCGGAACATGGGCGGCTTTATCCATCCATGTAGAGATGCCGCCCACCACCTGAGAAGCCTTTAGATCCTTACCAGGTAGGGCACCACCCTTGCCACGCTTCATTTGCTTCTGGAACGGCACAACAAGCTCGACATCGTCTAAGCACCGCGCATAATACGCAACAGTTCCCGTAGGAACCGTAGACCCATTCCCCTGGCCAAGTGGCTGGTAGCACACCAGGTGCACATTCCACATACCACGCACCCCGTCTGGATTGGGGGTAGCGTGCGTCAAATCGCCATAATCCACCCATTGGATCCACGGTAGGCGAATCACTCCTTTTGTGCATGTCGCCACGTCAATCGCAATATGTGGGACGCACTCCGCAATCTCCACAGAGAATCCAGACGTTCCCAATGCACCACCTTGCACCCCGGAGACAGGGTCACACACCACATAATACCGTCCATAAGTTCCCGCTGGAACATTCAAGGAGATTTCTAATTCAAGTGTTGCGCGAATATAACGGAAATCACGCAACTTAGCAGCGATCACAGGGTCATCAATGAAGAGGCCCCAGGGATCAAAAGCGCCCAGACTAGTGAACGCTACATCAGTAACGGCGATCGCACTCGTCCGGATCCACGTCCTACGCTGGATAAAACTGCCTAACCGAGCGTCAGGCAGAGTAGTTACGGGAGCCAAGCTACCCGCGCCTGACGCCGCATATTCAGAGTCCACAACTCTAACTCCGAGCTGGTTTTGTTCCACAGCTCCATCTTGGGTATTTTCAACCTCGAAACCAACGGTCTCGTTTGTCAATTCAACATTTGCACTCATCTTCCGAATAAAAACTAACTGTCTAACATTACACAACGTGCCAATTCCACAATTCATCACACAAGTCTCACACACATATAAAATACAATCACCATAGTTTCACCGGAACTTCCGGTCGGCCACTGACCTCCACGTGGAAAACGAGCCAGAGCGCACCTCCTGTAAGTGCGTATCGAAGTCTGAGATTTGGAGAAACTCACCACTCAACTCATACTTCCGCACCACCTCGACCACGCGTTCACGAAGCCTATTATAAAAATCGCGACCATGGTACACCGCTTCCCGCAACGCATCACTTAACAACGCCGCAGCGTGGTCGCGCTCGCCTAAGGCGCCCGTCAAACGCACAACCAACATCTTCGCTATCGTCTTCAATGAGATCGCAGCAACAAAACATCCAAATTCTGCATCGTAGCGAAACGAGCGCTTCAAAAACTGCACTTCTGCCAGCGGTCGCGCTGCAACCACGCCACTCTTACTGGCGTCCGTGAGCACGATCCCAAGTCTCTGGCCCAACTGTGGCAAGCGCTCAACATTATACCATGGAACACTTGGCCCCACCGTAAGCAGGGCGTCATCGCCATATGTTACCAGTGCCACGTTTTCACGGAAATCCAACTCAGGCCATTCGGTTCCTCGTCCAAAAGTCTGCCAAAACTGTTCCATCGCTAACGTTACACGACTGGCCAAGTCCTCC